ATTATATAGCGCCTTGAGGCTATCTATATCGGGGCATAAGGCCACCTCATCCGCAATGGATAGGGGTGACGTTATCTTTTGGGGGGTGTTTGCGACATCCGAACGCTCAGTATTATTAAAGACATTACGGTTTTCTACAGTTTGCCCAGATGCCGCGCCCCTCTCTGCCTTCTGCTCGGAGTTGTCCAAGCCAGCAGAAACTGGTGATGGTGCTGGCATATCTTCGCCAGCATATAAATGTAAACCCAAGCCCGTTGCCATGCTGATAGCCTTAGCCATACAGCGCTGAATAGAGGCGTTCACCTCGAAGCTGTTGGGCTTTTGAACAGGCCGATTAGCGTGGTTCAGAATTGGCATAATCTCGGTGGTAGCTGGCTGGTCTTTGCCCAGCGTGATAGTAACCTGCACATAGGCATAGCCCTGTGCATCTATCATGTAGGGCAGATAGGTTTCATCTGCCTGCTTGAATATGTGCTTAGTCACCATAGCATCTGGAACGTGCTGTTTTAACAGCCGCAGAGCATGAGCCCAGCTTAGATAGGTAAAGCCGTTCTTCTTCTCGACAATCTTCCGAGTGTCGATTTGTGACATGGTTGCGAATATATTGCTCATGTTTTCCATAACTCCTTTGCTTCTTCTTTAAACTCTTCATCCCAGTAAAACGGGTGCTGGAAGTCTGGGTCTACCAGACCAGCCAACACCTTCGGATCATCCGATACCCGCAACAAGTTCTGTCGGCGTATCGCTCTGCCCCGCATCTCTTCCAAGCAATAGGCCATGTATTGCGGCTGTAGCTCTTCACAGTTGTCGGGGGTAAACAGCACAGAGCCAGTTGCAGATACATATGCAAGGTTAGGCTCTAGCCCTGTAGCTTTCTGATAAATGGATACTTGGCACAAATGCTCGAACTGTGGCTTGGCTGGTATTGCCGCCTTAGTCCAGCCCCTTGTGCCGTCCTTCTTTACCGCACCCATGCGGGGCGCTTTTGTCTTTACCTCACAGAAACTGTCAGAAGAGCAGAGGTCTATGAACCCAAGAACCGGCAGGTCTACTCCCGGCAACGATACCTCGACCTTCTGCTCCTCTGCGCTACCCCCGAACTGTTCTGCCAACAGGTACACACCGTTGTTGACCGCATCTGGTATCAATTCACGGAACTTATCTTTTTTCTCATCCGGCTCTGCGTCAGGCGCGTCATGAAAGTCATAAGACAACAAGGCCTGCTGTATAGCTTCATCCTCATCCATTCCAGCCGTCAGCATTGCCTGTATGGCCGCATGAACGGCCGTACCAAATGCGGCGTTCCAGCCGACCTTCATAGCCCGGCGTTGTTGCCGGTTGAGATAAATATACTGAAACATCCAGATGGCCATTGGCTTCAATAGCTGGCTTGGACTGTAATGGTCTAACTGCTCTGACATAATCCCTGACTAAATTTGCAGTTTACAAATATTCCTCTATACTTTATTAGACATTATAGATGGGACTGTCAACAAATTAAAAGGAGTAAATTGTGCATCTAGCTAAATGGTTGATAACAAAAGGAATGAAGCAGGCTGACCTGGCCCGTGAATTGAAGGTCACACAGCCTTGTGTCCATGCTTGGATCTATGGTGTGCGTCCACCAAACGCAACAAACATGATGAAGCTTTACCAGATGTCAAACGGTAAGTAATGCCGCTGATATGACCGTTGAAGAGTTTAAAAGATATCTGGCCGGGCTGAATGATGAGTTGATACATTTCAACAGACCGCCGCCGGGAAAGAACAACCGTTCATATACCCCGCATAAAAAGGGGCAACTGTTTTTCTCTTCTGGAGTCAAGATTGCAATGCAAAGGAGACGCACAAAATGACCCGCGATAATTGGGATGAAACTGTCCGCAGTAACAGGAAGGTTCAGCAGGAATGGGATGATAACATTCCGTCTGGTTTTGTTGATGTACCGATTAAAGAAAACCTGACAGGCAAGGCTAAAAAGCCTGCCACACAGGAACCGGCGAAGGGGACAAGTCTTGACACAATCTAATCGTGAGAAGGATGACTTTTACCCGACCCCAGACACGTCCATGATACCGTTTTTCGATATTGAGACGTTTGACGGGCCTGTGTGGGAGTGTGCTTGTGGCGAGGGTGCTATGAGCAAAATGCTACAGGGCTACGGTCATGACGTGGTGTCAACCGACCTGGTGGACAGAGGTTATGGCAAGACCGGCGTGGACTTTTTGATGGAACCGGATTTACTGGCACCGAATATAGTTACAAACCCGCCTTACAAGCTTGCCCAGCAGTTCATTCAGAGGGCCATAGATTTAGGTGCAGAGAAACATTGCTGGTTGTTGCGGCTGGCTTTTCTGGAAGGGGTGAAGCGGTTTAATGAATTGTACGCACACAATCCGCCAGCCCGGATTTATGTTTTTAGCAAACGTCAGACGATGATTCGCGGTGACCATGATGAAGCTTGGTACGGCTCAGGCAAGATGGCCTTCGCATGGTTTGTCTGGCTGAGGGATTTCAAAGGCACAACAGAACTGGATTGGATCTGATGGTTAACGGAAGACAGAAGGGGGCCACATATGAACGCACTGTGGCCAAGAATTTAGAGGCAGAATTAGGCATAAAATTTTCAAGGATACTTGAGCAGACCCGTGAGGCTGATTTGGGCGACTTGCAACCGGAAGACCCAGATTTTCCGTTCATTATTGAGTGCAAACGGTACAAACAGGGCAGTAGTCATGCCACGCCTTCTCACTGGACACAGGCTTGCCGGGCTGGGGAAAAGGCAGGCAAGCTTCCGGCACTGGTTTACAAGTATGACCGATTGCCAGAGCGGTGGCGCATCCCGGTTGAGGCGTTGGCCCGGCTTCGGAGTTATGTGCCGCAACAGAACGAAGACCAGTATAGCTGGAAACACGCTGTTGAATTATCGTTTGAAGATTTCTGCATGATTGCAAGGGAGTTGATGTGCAATGCTGGTCCGTCTGACTAAACAACAAATGGCTCAGGCTTATCAGAGTGCCTCTGCCCGCGGCTTAATTATGCGGGCCGCGCAGATAGCAAACCAACAGGTGGACAAAACGCGCACAGACGCCGATGTTGAAATGTTGGGTGTTAAGGCAGAACTGGCTGTGGCCACCGTTTTTGACATTGCTCATCAACCGATGGCAATCGGGGTTGATATCGGCTCAGACCTATTTCTGGGCGATGTCGGGGTTGATGTGAAGGCCACGTTTCATCAGAACGGGCAGATGCTGTTTCGGTCACCGGACCATGTGATTAATGTGGTAGGATGGCTGTCCCGCAGGGAGTTTCTGACCGTTGCGCGACCGTCACCGAACCGCAAATTTACAGGGATTGCCGTACCACAAGGCCAGCTAAGGTCGCTGGGTACGCTATGGGAAGGAATAACAGAGAGGAGATTGAAAAATGACTGACAGTTTGATTGTTAAAAGCAGTCTGCGGGAAAATTTCAGCGTACTGCCTAATGAACTGCTGAATGATGGCCGGTTGTCTGCCGACCAGCTTGGTTTGCTGGTGTATTTACTGAGCAAGCCGAATGATTGGCAAGTCAGGGTGACCGAATTACGCAAGCGGTTTGACATGGGTCGGGACAAGGCCCGCACAATCCTTGCTACTCTTGAACAGTACGGCTACATACGCAAAGAACAGGTCAGAGAAGAAGGCAAATTCGCTTCAAACCGTTTCACTGTCTCAGATTCACCGTTGACTGAAAAACCGTTGACGGTTGAACCGTTGACGGTAAATCCGACACTTACTAAAGACAGAGGTATACAAAAGACAGATAATACTAAATCCAATAAAGGGGGGAAACAGAAAGTCTGTGAATGGACACCGACCGAATCTGACCGGCAATATGCCACCGATTTAGGTCTGGACCCAGATGAAGTGCTGACCGATATCCGTTTATGGGATGAAAAGAACGGAAATAAGGCTAGTTATGCTTCGTGTCGTGCTTTTTGGCAGGGTTGGTGCCGGAAAGACAGGA